CTTATCGCATTGACTGCGGCTGAATACTGCTTCTTGCCACAAGCATCAGCATACACTTTGTCAAGCTTTTCAACCTCTTGTGACACAGACTCACTTGTCAAGCGCCTAGCATCAACCCTCAATCTATCGATGTACTGGATAAGTTTATCCTTCTTTAAGTTGCGGGCAGCTTGTACGTGAGCTGAAGTTTCAGAATAACCTGCGTCAACAGCAGCGTTTCTCTTACCTTTTCCACTAGCTATACCCTCACAGAACTTCTTTTCCATGTGGGTTAAGGTTGCCTCATTTGTTTGATGTAATTGGTTAATAGTTATCGCCATATTTATCCTAATATAGCGATTATTTCAACAATGTAAATTAAAGATTACAAGCCTTAATTATATCTTTATCTTCGAAGTAGTGATCATGAAATTCTCTTCCCTCATTCATAATATATAAATAATAACTACCAAGGTTACTATCGTGATTTAATTCGAAAGTCCCTACCTTTTTATTATTATAATAGATATTACCTTTTTCTTCATCGTAAGAAGTTTTATCTACCACTCCACCTTTTTTATTTTTAAGTATAAACATTTTATTCTCCTTTTTAGTTATTTTTAATTAATTTAAAAATATAGAATAGATAACAATATTAAACAATATTAAAAAGTTTCTATTATAAAATAAGTATGATAAAATACTATTTCATCTGGGTTTAATTTAGTTTTAAAAGCAATAGTAGTCCAATATTTATTATCGTAAAATTCTGAAATAGTTATATTTTTAGATTCATCGTAATAAATAGTTAAAATAGTATCGTCTATATTGTTATTATATATTGCTATCTTATTTTTTTCGTTATAAGTGGCGTCAAATGTCTCTCCTAGGCATTTTTCTTCCAAGGACTCTATATATTTTTTAGTATTCATAAGTTCTCCTTTCTATATTTATTTATTTTAAATATATAGAAAGAAGAACAATATTAAACAACTATCGTTTTATTTTGACTTGTGCGTCTACTCTTTGAATGTTAGTATTTATTTGCTTTTGTAACTCTCTATGCATATTATCGATATGCTCCATAGCTTTATATCTCTTTCCTGCTTCATCAGTATTACTTTTCTCTCTATGGATAAGAGCATCAGCAAGTATTATATCGAAACCTTCAGCAGTAAAGTAAACATCGTAACCTCTATAAATAGCCCGATGAGTAATTACTCTTAAACCATATTTAGTTAAGTCTTGAGGTTTTTCATTATAATCAGCCTTATAGATGATATAGTTTTTTCCAAAGTCTTCAAGATACTTTTTCAATTCATCATCTGTAATACTCCCTTCTTCATTCCTTGTTTCTTCTCGTTGTAACCAAGATAAAGCTACAACATCAGAGACACTATTTTTTGGCATTTAAACCCTCCATTCTAGCTGGTATCACGACTTCGTTATCACATTTATTACAACATACTCCACTCTCTTTTACTGGTTGTGGATTAGCCCCAAACTCAGTAAAAAGTTTATTACATATAACACAAGTCTTTTCGTCAAGATTGATTTTATTCTCTTTACAGAATTTATCAATCAATTCTTCTATCGACCAAGGACTTATATCATCTTCACGAGCCATACGAGATAACATCGAAGTATCTCCCCAACTCCCTTCCATGTAATCAGTTTGATATTTAATATCCTTAAATAACATTTTAAGTTTATCTATATCCATAACTTTCTCCTTTTTATTAATTTAACTTAATTTAAAAATATAAGAGTAAAAATCAAGTTAAACAATATTATTCTTTTCTAGCAACATATTTAGACCACATCTCGTATATATTACCTGTATCCATTCGTTTTTCATTATAGAAATCTACATGCCAGATTGTTACCATTAAGTCATTATCTTGAAACCAAATATCATAACGATAATCTAAATCACCATGTCTATGTGGTCCTTCAGTTAACCTTGCTCCGCCACGTTTTCCATCTTTGGCAATGCAACAAAAAGCTGCAGCATATTCGTCAGCTTCAAATCGTGGAAATTCCCAAGCTGCCTCTTTGGCTTTACTAATCATTTTTAAAGCATTCGAAGGATATCCATCATGATGATAATAAATACTATATGCACCTTCTTTGTCTTTAAATGTATAACATGCTCTAGTTGACATAACTTTCTCCTTTCTTTAAGGGGGTTTGCCCTACTTATCAATTTCGGGTTCCCGCATATTAGTTGCCACCCCCAAAGCTTCCTTTCTAGTTTAGCAGTAGATACCTGGCAGAACTCCTCTAGGGTTTTATACTGGCGTCAACAGTATCTACCTATAATAGCCACAGAGATTTTAACGAAGTCTGTGGCTACTACTACTATTATTATAATAATTAAAAATTATCATAATAAAACAAGTTTAACTTTTTAATGTGTATGTAGATTTTTCAGATTTTCCACCAGCACCCGGAGCATCAATAACTTCTACTGCGATAAAGCCTCTTTCTCTATCCCAATCTAAATCAATTGTCTTTCCCCCTGCTGAAAGGAAATCTCTAATCTTCATGCCATTTTTGTATAAGTTAAATCTTCTCCAGCCACCTGATCCTTCTCTTTTAGGATTTTTAGGTACACAGAGTTGAATTTTAGCATCTCTGTCATACTTATAAGTTCCTTTAAAAGTCTTAGGATCCATAGCTTTAACTTTTGCTTTAGGCTTCACTACTTCAGACTTTTTAGTCTTTAGTGTTACCTTTGGCTTAACAGCTAAATTGATAGACATATTTCTCCTTTCTTTTTTTTATTTATTATCTTAACTTTAACTTGCTAAATATACTATATATACAATAAAATTAAACAATATACATTAAAATTAAGTTCTCACGGCAGCCTCGGGTATTGGTGGTATTGGCATAAAGTAAGCTCCAATACCAGTTATTATCATTGGTATAATTGAAGAGTAGTCGAAAAGGTATTGGTATTGGCTCTTTTTATATTTTTTCATTTTATTTTTTTCAAAAATATTTTCTATATAGTAAGAATGATATAAAGAATGATTAAAAATATTGCTAAAATTAATTTCCTAAAAAACCAGAATAACACTTGAATTTCCTTATAATTAGATTAAGTAATTCTTATATATTATAAATTTAGTCTAAATACAAGTATCGTTATTGCTCGTTCCTATTTATTTCTAGTACAGATAGAACTCCAGAAATAACATTAGCAGTTCCTGCACTAATAGAAAGAGTTTGGGACTCCTCCAGGATCAAAGGTCCTTTCAACATGTTTACAGCAGTATTAGTCACTACATCTTCAATCGCTGCATTATAACTTGTGGTCGTATTATTAGCACTTAATGTTACAACAGTATTCGCTCCATTATTAGTAGTTTGTAAAGTTTTAATAATAGCACGTGTATCAGCAGGTACAGTATATAATAAATTTGTACCAGTATTAGCTAAAGCGAACATTTCATTTTTATAAATATTAGCCATCTAATTTCCTAATAACCACACTTGTCTTTCTCTCTCATCGTTCTGATCTTTAGGGTAAGTAGAGTTTAATATCTTAATCATGTCTTGTAAGTCTTCAATTAATTGGTTAAAATCATTTTGTTTATACTCTACAGGAGCAGAATTTAATCGTGATGTAGGTATCTTTGCCATATTACTATGGTAATTTAATTATCCAATAATGTACAGCGAACTATGTTTTAGTCGGATCGCTATCGTTTGTTAATTCCTGTTCTAGTTTCTTTACCTCTCTTGAGATATTAACCATTTCAACAGTAACTGCGCCATTCGCTAAAAACTCACTAGCCCATTTGGCTTCCAAACTTCTTTTCTGGTTCAGTTTTTCTATCAGAGCTACGCTCATATTTATACTCCTCTATAGTTAGTGAGTTGGCATCTTCGGGAATATAATTTAATTCTGGTTCCCATTTAAATGTGCCCACATGCTCAGACCAGAGAGCCTTTTCAGCTACCTCTAAATTGTCAGCCTCGATAAGCCCTTTAGCGTAATAACCACAACGCCTGAACTGAAAATACACTAACATTTAAATTAGGGTTAGCACATTTTATCGTCTTTGTAAAGTCTATTTATCTAATAAAGGTCGCTCACGAACGTGAGCTTAAAAAATTTTACTTAACAGTGCTAGTGAGCTTAATTTAAAAAAGATGACAAAAGTGAAGTCTTTTCTTACTTTTTAGAAGGTCTACTACCTATATTATAAGCTATATATAAGCCAATAATAGTGATGAACGATCCTAAAAAAAATAGTAATATTCCGTACCCTATCGTCATTTTAGAGTTTTTATATACTTAATTGCTTTTTCTTTATTAGGAAAAAGTTGAGATTGAAAAAGAGTTTCATTAATTTTTTTTATTAATCTGGATACTTTTACTTTTCTTGGTTTTTTAGAACCACTTTTAACTTGCCAAATATAATTCATTTTTGATTTTTATATATCTCAAAGAGTCCTTTTACTCTTACATCTATATCATTAACTTTAGAGTAAAGAGCAACAGGATATTTATTCTTAATGGATTCTAATTTTAATTCATGTATTCTTTCTAACACTTTATTAAACTTTAATGAAGTCTTTAAAGATGTTTTCTTATTCAATGCCATGTTTATCTTTCAATTCTTTTGTTGCTAGAACTTCAGAATAATATTCGTCATTTAATATCTCGCTATATATATCCAAGTCTTGATCTGGTACTACTCCTACATCTTCTTTAAGTACCGCTGAATCTATCGCTTCAACAGCAAAGTCATGAAATCTTCGACTTTCTTGAGTCATAAAAGCAGATATTGTTTCTTTTCTTACAGTATCAATATTTATATCTTTTACAAAATACTTTTCTTTTATCTGATCATAAGTAAGTTTAGGTCCTTCTTCTTTCTTTTCTTCATACTTAACATCGTAAGATTTAATAGTTCCTAATAAACCTAAGCTAGTATCCATTGATAAATCATCAAGAGCTATATCATCTTCTATCTCCATTTCAGCAGTAACTTTTATTTTTTGTGTCATGTATCTACTCCTGTTCCTTTACACATTTCGCACTCTTCACTTTTAGTATATGCAACTTTAGTTATATCATTTAAATCATATACATCGCTTTGTATTTTACCTTCTCCATCACAAAAACTACACTCTTCAATTGCAAATAAATCGTGTGTTATTGGTTTATTTATTATAGGTTTATTCTTCGTCATTATTCTCTAACCAATCTACAAATACCCATAGTCCTATACCTCCACCTATAAAAATTATACCAGTAGTTACTAACACAGTTATTATTATTATATCATTCATTTTCTTCTTTCTTTTTATTTTTTTCGTACTCAGGGTCGTAATAAGATATTAAATATTTTTTATCAATAGTTAAACAATAAATCGCTCCTACTTTATTCCCTTCAAAATATCTATATATCCAAACTTGTCCATTACCTGGTTTATAGTTTTCATTTTCTTTATAATAAGAAAATTCCTCAGCTTTATCACTACAAAACTCATAAGGTTTAAGTTCAGTTTCAACTATACCTTTTTCTCCATTAAGGAAAAGAAATACAATTAAGATTTTTATACTCATTACTGTTGTTGAGAATGATGATAAAGATGTTTTATTATAGTAGAAAAAGGATTTACATCTAAATCCCTAGCACATCCTGTTAATAATAAAACTATAATTATTACTCTCATAATGTTACTAACATATATAAAGATAATAAAATGATTAAACTTAGCAATGTAAAAGTAAAGATAAATATAAATTTCATAAAACTACATTCCAGATTTTCTCATCTGATCTATTTGATCTTCTATTTGGCGAGATAATTTTCTGTTGTCTTCTCTTAATTCACAAATTTCTTTTTTTAATTCGTAATTCTTTTGTTGTAAAGCTTTCATCTCTGGAGAATTTTGACCTATACCTTTTATAATAGTTAATTCACCTTCAGCCTCTTCTCTTTTCTTTTTTTCATCTCTCCACATTTCTAGTAAAGTTTCATAACTAGTAGTCATTATTTAATTCTAATCCATAGTTCATTAATTTCTTTCATAATTCCTTTACGATCAACTATAATATAAGCTATCAATAAAATAAAAAGTATTAACCAGATCATTGAATTGAATACTTAATTCTTTTTCGTTTAATAACAGGATAGCCGTTATTTCTACACCATTGGTCTTGAATCTTCTCGATCATCTTGGATTCTTCCTGTGCTCCTCCATGTTTATTCTTTTTTTCTTTTAATCTTCGTTCTATTGCTTGTCTTTTTGATTCTTGATAAGATTCCTCTAATTCTTTTTTCTCCTTCTGTGCTTCATCTAAAAAATCTTTTAGAGTTGAATCTGAATTCAATTTTTCGAATATCATTTTTCCTTTAATAATTCATTTATCTCATCTCTTATCTTTCTTAATGCACAATCTCTTTTCCAATCTCTTTCAAAGAAAAACTGTGGATTATTAATATCTTTTATTTTTTGATCAATGTACACTGAATATCTTTCTGCATACTTTAGTGGAATATAACTTTGATTTCCATGTATCTTTCTTGATCCCCGACCCTTTAGTCTTATACTATATCTTCCTTTATGTAGATACTTCTTCATTGTTCGAATGAATATCCATCCTTCTATCGAATTAGGAATATCAGTCATAAAGTGTAGACATTCTCTTTCTCTTTTTTTACGAAGTTGCAACTTAATGTTCGGTGATCTAGGTTCCGAAACTAACCTTAATGCTGCAACAACTTCTGCTTTATTATTATATATAGTCATATCGCTCCTATAAGTAATAATATAATTAATACTTCCATTTTTATACCTTTCTATTTTATAAGTATGGTTGTTTAATTAAAACTACATTTCCCCATATATTTCTCCTATTTATATCAGTTTCACTACGAGCATCTTTTGGTACTTCTTGATTATACCAATGCCAATAAGCCCTATAAGCCATCGTTGCTTTTTGATTTAATTGAACATTATTTTTACTTAATGCGTTCTCGTCACAAAGCATTTCGTAGTTTTCTCCATCCCATCTAGCTTGAGCTACTTCCACAGTTTTATCGTGAATTATAGCTCTTACATGCTCCCATTCTATAGGTTTAGCATGCATAAAACTAAAATGGAATCCAGTTTTTAATATTACTATATGTTTAATTATAGACAATCGGTTTTACCTCCTCCTCTAATTTAAGTTTTAGTTTTTCGTAAATGGTATTAGGTATATCTAATTGATATAACTCTCCATTCGCATGTTCGAAAAGAATACGCCAACAATCCTCTCTCATCTTAATCGAGAAATGAATTGGCCACTCTTGTCTCTTATCGAATTTTGTAATATCTTCAAAGTCATGACTTTTAAAATGTCTAGGCCAATTTTTAGTTCTAGCTATTGTATTTGAAAAAATTAAATCACTTCGTTTAATTACTAGATGGCTCATGTATTACTATCCAGTATATCTCTTAATTCATCTATATCAGAACCGTCATCGCTAAAATCAGAGACCTCTAAATCGACAGATGCAGCGACTTCTTTATCAGTCATAACCTTATCTTCTTTTTTCCAACCATCTGGTGGAGTATTTTCTTTATTAACATCTTTGATTATTTTACTTAACTTTTCTTTCGTCATAATTTTCCTTTCTATTTTTTACTTTATATATTTTTTTATATTAAAAATATTCCTTAAAAACAAGAAAAAATACTACGATAGATAGTATATAAAAGAGTACAACCTGCTCTATAAAGCTCTCTAAATCACACTATTTTAGTGGATTGTATACTCTTTCTCTATATCTACTTGATAACGAAGAATTTCATTTTTATATTCAATTACTTCATAATCTAAAAAATTAAACATTTTCATTTTTCTTATACAGAATTCATAGAACCTATTTACTCTAGGAAAATAAGGTTCACTATCATATTGTGGAAACTCTAATAGTAATTTTTTTTCAGGATTTAATTTACTTGTATATTTAAATTTAACCCAATAATTTTTTGTGGGTAAACACATTAGTTCAGTAATTAGACTATGATGAGCTTCTTTAAACATCATCTCCTTTTGGTTTTTCTTTTGGAAAAATAATCTTTTCATCTATACACATAAACTTAATTATAGTTCCATATTTATTAACTTCTTTAGGTCCTATCTCTTTGGCTTTTTTAATAGCTTCTTCATATCCTGCAATCATACACTCATAGTGAGAATTATATAATTCAGGTAAATGATGAGGAGGTAAACAGCTATTATAGACTGAACTACACATTATCATACTTAATATAAATTTCATTATTCTTTTAAACACCTCATTATTAAATTTTTAAGAACAGGATTACTTTTAAATATAGTATAATATTGTTCTGTTAAAGTTGCTACTTTTTCTTCACCATGCAGGCCTACTTCAAAGTCATTTAAAGCCATAATTATATGGAATAATTCATGAAATAAAGTCTTACCAAGTAATTGTTTAGTAAGTCCTTTTCGAATAGTTAATGTATTAGTATTGTAAGTATATAAAGCATAGTCATCTATCTTTTTAAAGATGACTTTAGTAATAGTATTTTTGTATTTAATTTTGGTTAGTTTCATGGGGCCAATCTCCTGGCCCCATTATAACATTTATCTCCCAAGCATTCTACTTTTTGTTTGAGCATTTACTTGAGTATTTAGCCCTATTCCATTAGCTTTTGACTGTCCACGGCTATAAGCTACCCTATCTCGAATACTCATTCTAGATTTAGCACTTGTTAAACGAATACCCTTCTGCTCTAGCCATTTAGTAATAGCCATTTGCTCGTTCTTATAAAGAACTGGTAAACCATCAGGATTACCTTGAGGTATATATGCAGGAACAATCTCATTATACTTATCATTTAATCTCTTTGATAATCTACTAGCTGCTCCTTGTTTAAACGCATGAGACATCTTATTAATACTAGCACGACTACCTGGAACTGCTTTAAATTCTTCTGCAGTTAATCGTTCTATTGTATTAATAAAGTATTTACACATTTCTGTAGCTACCAATCTATTAGATTTTCTACCTACAAAAGTAATAACTTTAACTTTCCTATAGTGTTTATCTAATTTCATTGTAGTGTAAGTCTTACAGAAATATAGTTTGGCTGTAGAATTTCTTATATAGCCTTTCCATAAATCTCTATCGACCTCTACATCTTCGCTATCCATAGGTTCTACTTGATCTTCATCTTTCAAATCGCTAATAGATAGATTGTGTTCTTGAAGTAACTTTTGAGCTTTATCTGCAGCAAGCATTGCTTCGTTCTCAGAAGCTCCGTTTTCTATAGACATTTTCAAAAGCTTTTGTATTCGCTTTAGAATACTCTCTTTTTCTTCGGGCATATTTCTCCTTTCTTATTATTAGTTGTTATTCTTACTTTATATTATTTTAATTCTTATTCGACAAGATTTTCTTTATTGTGTTCCAATCTTTCGCTAGAGCTTTTTCTTCCCATTCTTCCCGAGTTATACCTTTTGCTAAATCTTCTCCATCACAGCTGTCAAATAAATAAATTTCTTTATCCTTTTTCACAATTATATAGACAAGACCTCCATGATAGGTATAAGACTTGTGCCATGCGATTTGCTCTATACTCAGTTTTAGTTTTAATTTGGTTTTTTCTCTTTTGGGGGACCGCAAATACTTTCCTTCCAACCAACCAGTTTGACCGTATGAGCAGTAGTGCACATCAGGAATTCCTCGTTCAATCTGTGTCTCAATTCTCTGAATAAAAAAATCGTTTAATTTTAATCTAATCGTTTGCCAGATTTTCTTTTCCATTAAACTTACATACCGGGATTGGTTTCATTTTATGTAAATTCTTCTTTCTTATTTTTAAATATTTTTGATAATCAGGCTCTATTGGATTATTCATTAAGTATTCTATTTCTGAATAAGACATACCTAATTGATCTACATCTTTTCTTCCGTCATTCCATAAACCATCAGTTGGTTGAGCGTTAATAATTTCATCTAATATTTTTAACTCTACAGCCATTTCCCATACTTGAGTTTTAGTACAATCAGCTAGTGGAGAAATATCAACACCTCCATCTCCATATTTTGTAAAAAAACCTACACCAAAGTCTTCAATTTTATTCCCTGTGCCTATCACAATTCCTTTGGTACTAGCGGATATTTGATATAAACACATCATTCTCATTCTTGCTCTTGAATTAGCTAATCCCATTTTATCTGTAAATTTCATATCTATCATTTGATTTTCAAAAGCTAAAAAAGTATGTGTTAAATCTATTTCAACACCATAACAATTTTGAAATTTAGTAGTTAACCAATTTTTATGTTTAATAGATAAGTCATGATCTTCGGGCCTTTGAGAAATAGGCATTGATGCCACAAGTGTTTTAATTCCAGTTAGTCCACAAATAGTGCTTACTACTGATGAATCAACACCTCCTGATATTCCTATTACTAAACAATTAGCAGGAGTATCCATACTTTCTACATAATCAATAAGCCATTTTCTAATAAAATTTATTCGCTCAAATGGAGTCATTATTTTTTCCAATCGGTATATATTTTACAGTATCTTTAACTTTTAAATATCTAAATGGATCAATAACTACAGAGCCCGGCATAAAATAAAATTCTTTCCAAGCTTCATGTTTAGTTCCTATAAAAAATAATTGAGGTTCTTTATCCCATTTATAAGTATCCTTTACTTTCATAATATCATTATCGTCTACCCAAGGATCCCACATAGTAACTTCTTTACCTTTTTCTTTTAAAATATTTTTCAACAATATGGAAGGACTTCCTACTGTTAAATTAGTTTCAGGTTTAAAACATTTACCTAGAATATTTATTTTTTTATCTTCAGCATATTTTATACATAAGTCAGCTAACCATTCAGTTTGAACTTCTCTTTGTTTCATTATATTATCATACCAATTATAGGATAAATTTAATTTTTGAGCTAAATAACTCAGAGCTATATTATCTCTAGGATGACAACCCCCTCCATCTCCCATTCCACCTGTTAAATATTTAGGACTTATAATTCTATCAGTGCATAAAGAAAGAGCTTTTGTTACATCATCAACATCAGTATTAGGTAAGTAATGACAAGTTTCCATAATAGTATTGATCATTGCTATCTTCGTTGAAATAAAAGTATTATAAACTACTTTTATTAATTCAGCATTTTCTAAAGTAGTTTCATGAAATGGAGCATCATTTATAGTTCTATAAAATTCTTTAGCTTTTTCGGCAGCATTTTTATTATCTACTCCAAATAAAATAACTTCACTATTTAAAAAATCAGGAATAGTAGTACCCATTGCTATAAAGAAAGGATTATAACAAAGTTTTAAATGTTTTCCTAATATTGGTTTAATAAGTTTTGTAATAGTACCAGGAAGAACAGTAGATATAATAACCACAACTTTATCTTTTCCCTGTTTTTCGATTTCTTCATTTAAATCTTTTATTCCTTTTACTAAATAATCATAATTAAAGTCTGCTCTTTCTTTAGGTATTCTTGTTATACCTTCATATTTTTCTTCATGAGGAGTTTGAATTGGAACAAATATAATATCACTTTCTTCAACAATATTATTTATAGGTTTTAATTGTAGTTTAGATTTTTGTAATAACTCAATAGCATCTTCTTCTTTATATGTTAAAGTTTTAAATCTAATATCACGAAGTGTACGATCATTAATATCTGTTCCTATAACAGTATGACCTTTACTTTCACATGCTAAAGCTACTGGTAGACCAAGTTTTCCTAAACCAATAAAACCTATTTTCATTTATTTTGCGTTACCCCAATTGTCTCCTTTCTCGACATCCACCTTAAGAGGCACTTTCAACTTTACGCAAGTTTTCATGATTTGTAAAGCTTCTTCAAAACATTTTTGTTTATTCCAAGGAATTGAAAAATCTAATTCATCGTGAATAGTTAATTTTAAATCAATCTCATCTAATAAACCTGCTTCATATATTTTTATCATTGCAGATTTTGTAATATCTGCTGATGAACCTTGAATTAAAGCATTTAATGCAGTATGAGTATAAGCTCTTTTAAGTTCTTGTTTAGGATAATGGGAATAGGCTTCTGATAAAGAATAGGCTCTTTCTCCCCAACTATCTCTAGGTTCCCATAAATCAAATCTTCTTTTTCTTCCTAATAAAGTTTTAATGTAACCTCTACTCCCTGCTATATGCGATACTTGTCTTGATAGTTCTCTAACAAAAGGTACTCTACTATGATATTGATTAAATAATTCATAAGCTTGATCTTGTTCTAATCCTAATTGTGCTGCTAATTTTTTATTTCCCATACCATAAAATAATCCTAAATTAATAGTCTTGGCTTGCTTTCTTTCTATACCTGCCATATTAGCTACCATTTGATGAAAGTCTGTTTTATCATTTCTACAAAATTCTTTTTGGACTTGTAAAGCACTCTTCATATCTTTAAGACAAGCATAATGTATTAATACTCTAGGTTCTTGTTGAGAATAATCAGCACAATGCCATTCTGAATCTTCTTCAGGTATAAATAAACTTCTGATCATCGGACCAAGTTCAGGGTCTCTAGCTGGTACTTGTTGAAGATTAGGATATTGAGAACTAAATCTTCCTGTAACTGTACCCATTGGATTAAAACTACAATGTATACGACCATTAACAGATTTATCAATAATCATATTTTTAATAAATGTATTTCGTATCTTGTCTAATTTACGAATATTTAAAATACTTTGACTAACATCGTCCACTTGAGTTTCCAACCAAGCTGCAGTGAAAGATGGAGTACCTTTTGCGGTGTAGTTATATTTAATGTTATTTTTATCATATGCTTCCTTTAAGGAGGCGTTTGCCCATACATTAACTATGGTTCCTCCTAAAGTATTTAGTCGTGATTGCATATGAATTTGTTTTTTTTCTAATTCGTTATATAATTTATGTGCTTTATCAACATCAACTCTTACTCCTTTTTTTCTCATATGAAATAGAACAGGTATAAGTCTTGATTCAAATTTAATTATATCTTCAACACCTTCTCTCTTTATTCTTTCTTGTTGTTTTTGATATATCTGTAAAGTAAGTAAAGCATCTTCTTTAGCATATTCACTTACTTCATTAGCATGTAATCTCCATAAATTTTCTTTTACTTTAGCACGTTTACCAAACTTATATAAGACAGCTTGTTCGAGTTCAACTTCGTATTTAGATTTTCTTAAATAAAACTTTGCTAAAGAGTTTAATGAATACTTTAATTTATTTTCATCAAGTAGATGTTCTATGGAAAGTACATCTAAAATCTCGTGACTACGAGTAAGGGTAAGTCGCTTATCCAGTGAATAAAGCCACTCTACGTCATACATTGCGTTAGCAAATATAAGCTTTTTCTTCTTTGAGTAAATATATAATAAAAAACTAATTACTTTTTCTTTATTTAAATTTCCACCGCCTTGATGTTTAATTGGAAAATATTCATTATATCCACTATCAGTTGCAATAGAAATACTTGCTATAAAACCATCTTTTCTAAAACCACCTGGTCCCATTGTTTTAAGATTAGGATCACAGGTCTCTGTATCTATTGCTATTAAATTTGCTTCATCTATTTTATTTACATTAAACATTAATTTAATTTTCCTAAAATAAAATTAATATTTATATAAGCCCAATCTCTATCTGTCATACACCATAATCTTTCAGCATCTTTATGAATATACTTTTCTCCAAATACAATATTTTTAGCTGAAGTATTTAAAAGTAATTTAACACAATGAATACAAGGACTCACTGTAAGATAAACAGTATGAATATCATACACATCTTTACATTGAAGTAATGCGTTTTGCTCAGCATGTATTGCTTCGCATTTATCTAAATCTTTTCCACTTGTGGAATTTGCTCCTTTACAAGGATTATCTAAACAATGAGAAAATCCACTAGGATTTCCATTATATCCAGTTGCTAATACATGATTTTTTTTATTTACTAAAATACAACCAACTTTTCTTCTGACACAAGTTCCTCTTTCTGAGACTAATAAAGCCATTCTTAAAAAATAAAAATCAGCTGGTTGTCTATAATTAGCCATATATTAAATAATCTAATCTTTCTGAAAGTAATCCATTAGGTCTTAATTCGTTACCTGTTACATCTGCCATTTCCCATAAAATATCAATAAATTTAGTAGGAGTTTTTTTATACTTTTCAATAAGATTATTTAAATTAAAATCTTTATCATCATAATTACTTTTAAATATATTATCTAATTTACTAAAATCATTTTCATAGACATGTCTACTTCCTGCTTGTATATTTAATTCACCTAATTTACATTTTAATCCACGTAAATTTAACCAACAAATTATATAAAAAGAGATTGCACTAAAGTTAAAAGTATCATAAGGAGTACCTAACCAGCCGTCATTACTTCTCATACTAGCAATCGTATGTAACCATAACTCATCACTTGCTTCTCTTAATAAAAATTGTAAAGATAAAGTACAAGGAATATCTTTACTTGATCTAGGATTCTCTCTCCATATATTTATAACAGCTTGTCTACTATCATTATCTTTTATTAAAGTATCAATTATATATGAAGTTTGAGTAATGATTTTAGGACCATAAGCTCCAAAAAAAGTTACACCATCATCACTAAATCTTTTAACTCCATCAACATATTTAGATACACTTGCAACATCATTTCTACCGCTTAACATCCATGCTGCTTCACCAAACATAAAACTATAAGATAATTTTCTTTCAGGTATAGTTATAATAGGGTCTTCCATACCTATTTTAAAAGAGTGATTAATTTTTTCTTTTATATTTAATCCTCTAGGTTTACACATAAACTCAGAACGATTATAAATATCCTCTAACATTTTTTTATATCTAATATTGGTTTCTTTCATATTTATTTTTGATCCTTTTCATCTAAATAAGATTTAACTAATATTTTTATTAATTTAGACATTGAAAATCCTCTTTTCATACAATGTTTTTTTAATCTAGCGTGTAGTTCAGCTCCTAAACATAAACCCATAACTCCATATCTTCTTGTTGGACTTATAAGTTTTGGTTTTTTTGGCTCTACCAGTTTATCTATTTCATTTATATTCATTTAATATTTCACTTTAATTTTATTAGTATCTATCCATTTTGCTAAATTATTTCCTTTTTTATTTTTATACATACATAAAACATTCATTTTAGGAAATTTAAGAACTAAAGATTGTAACATTTTTTTAAAAGACATTGCCTCTATCGTTTCTTCTTTATCTTTAGTTTTAATTTTATAAGTGTATCGCATAATTTTTCATAATTTTATTAGTGAATTCATCTAATTTGTATCCATCTTTAAACATATCATATCTCATAAAATCTTTTCTGTCACGCAGAGGCGATAGCGTGGATAAAAAATTACTTCGATCAGGTTTACCGAACCAATGATAGTAATAATAATCTACTACTTTATCAATATTATGATATTCTTCATGTCTTAATTCTCTATTAATTCTATGATTTTCTTTTACTCTTTCAATATCTTCTGGAATACACCATACATAAAAAGTTTTTTGATCTTTTAATCTATTATATAAAAACCTAGGATTATAACTAGGTCCATTTCTATAAATATAAGCATAGCATTGTTCACTTGGCCAATGTCTATCTAATAAAACTAATTTTCCTTCTAATTTTTTTCTAATAGCATATCTAGCACTAGCTGTATGCCACAATTTCATATTCTTATGAACTCTTAAATGCATATAATAAGAGTTTTTATATTTCTTTTTTATATGATTAATTAAAGTAGTTTTACCTACACCATCTGGTCCATCAAAAATTATTATTCCATTAGTAGACATTTAAAAAATTCTTTCGTTCTTTCTTTCGACCAAAATTTATTTCTTAAAATTTCAGCTTGATTATTAAATACTTTAATTAACTCATCACTGCTACAATTTTCTAACTTTTCAAGATCATGATAAAAACCTAATACTTTAGTTTCTTCAGGATGACCATAAATAATACAACCAGCATCTAATGCCATTTTATATCTTACTCTCCACCAACCACTCCCTTGTAAAGTATGATAATGTGGTGGACTTATTATTCCCCATATTTTACAGTACTCGGCAAATAATTCATGTTCTTTTAATCTTATCTGTCCTTCTTTTATATTTCCATAAGTTTTCACAGGCCAATTAAAATATTGATGTTTTAACCAGTTTTGTTTACTTACTAAACTAGCACAAGCCCATTCTTTTTTTCTTTCGTGAGATTGACTTGAAAATAAATTTATTAAATCAGGATGATCTAAATGTAAATCACAATAAATTGAAGGATCCCAATTTATAATTTCTTTAGCCCTCATTCCTAAAGTTTCATAATTACCACCATCATATGCTGGAATTAAAAGTTTATAAGGCCATTCTTCAAAAGCGAATGTATCTACAAAATCTTCTATTTCTTTTTTATAAGCTTGAGCCTCATCCCAATTAACTTTTCCTACTGGATTTCCTGCTTTACTTAATTTTTTCCATATTCTCCAATGACCTCTACTAAAAGTTCCAAAACCACTTACTGAATCTTTAGTTTGCCAATCATCTATTGATACAATAGCATCGGGTCTTTTAATTAAAGTATATGCTGCACCATACCAGAAACGTGCTGATAAACTATTAGGACCAAATACAAATACAAAAACTTTATCATATTGAGAAACATTTTCTCCCGGGACGATTGCTTTTTGAGTTACATCATGCCCTAAATCTTTTAAAACTTTTGGTAATATTCTAGCTGATGTAGATATATTTAATGTACTTCTTGCTGTACCTACAGCTAATGCATTAAAGCCTGTTATTAATATTTTCATTTTGTTCTTTCTCTTCCTCAACAATTTGATCTATATTAGGAGCTTGCCAACCTTTAGGTTTAATTACATCAAATGCTGTTCCTCGTTTTTTTGATTTACTTTTAGCTCTTACTTTTTTCATATTAGCTGTTTGTACTGCTTTCCAAGCTTTTTCAAAAGGTAAATTAAATAACCAGGCAGTACCTAAAGCTATATAAACTATATCAATAAGAGCATCTAATGCTGCAGCATCGTCTTTTTTAGTTATAGCTTGAGTATATTCAGCTAATTCTTCCATTAAAAAAGAAGTTCTAAAATTAACTAATTCAGAATCATCGGGTATTCCTACTTTTTCATTCTTTTTAAAACCAAATTTATTATGAAATCTATTTATATCTCCTAATAAATCTTCGTGTAAATTAAAAATATCTGAATTTTTCATTTAACACTCTTACTATTTTGCCAAATGTTATTATTAAATACTTTAATCAACCGGCTAAGTTCTACATTATATTCTTTACCTTGTTTATTGGTAAACATCACCGTACAGTCGTCATGACACGGTAATTTATTTCCCTTCCAAACTAATGTTACTTTATCTTTATCATTCATATTTTTTAAATGCCATTCTCCAAAGCCATGATCTTGTAATAGATACTCCTGTAAATATTAAAGCAATTCCAATACTATCCATAATGGTTGGATATAATCCAAAAAATGGAAAAATATAAAGCTGTATTAATATAGCTAAAATAAATCCTGATCCCACATCTATAAAACTTTCTATAAAACTTCTCATAATAAACTTTCTTGTGTCGGTGCCTTTCTAAAATCTATAATTTGTAAATCTTCTTCTTTTTTATTCTTCTCTTTAATACTACTTTTTATTATTCTCGATACATATTCAGCGACAGGTGGCATTACTCCTCTTGCAATTTGTGATCCTATACTAGAAGCTGGTCCTTCCCATTTATAATCTACTGGAAAACCTGCCATATAAGCTAATTCTTTATGACCAAATAATCTATCTTGAGTAGGATGTATATAAAATCCTCCTGCTATAACTGGTATATGTGCATTTTCTTTTAATCTCCATTTCATAAATTGAGGTCTCCCTTTTACTCCTCCACGCATTCCTCCTCTCACCCAAGTTTCAGGTGGATTATACCTTTCCCATGTTACTCTTAAACTTTCTCCTTGTTTACAATATTTAAGATAAGGTTTTTCATTTTCTCCTAACTTCATTAAATGTCCTACATCTGATCCGTGTTCCTTTTTAAATTGAGCTAAAACTTCTCCAGTTGTAGGTAATGGTTGAAAATTTAAAGAACGTGCATTTAATCCATATTTAGTTGCTATAAAGAAAAATCTTTTTCTACTATGATTTAAACCAGTAAAGCCTCCATCAATTAATAAGTGAGTAACTTGATAATTTAATTTATTTGCTTCTTTAGTTAATTCCATAATCATTGGATATCCTCCATTTTTAGAGTAAATTCGAGGAACTGATTCAATAGCTAAAGCTGTAGGATTTAATTCTTTTAAAAGATTAAAACTATTTCTCCAACACGCAATTCTAGGATCATCTCTCCATGCTCCTGCTCCTTTCTGTCCTCCTCCTAAATTAGACCAGGGAGCACAAGGAGGATTACAATAAACAAAATCAATTTTATTTTTAAATTTTTTTCTAGGCCATTCTTCTTCACCTTCATATACAGGAATATTTGGAAAATTAGCTTTAAAAGTTTTTTTATATAAACCAGGTTTCATTTCAAAATGAGCTTCAACATCAAAATGTTTACTTACTCCTAAAGTAAATCCACCTGCAAATATGTAACTTCCTAATGCTTTCATCTTAATTCGTAACTATACTTCGTTTCTGGATGCAGTAAGAACAAATTTTTTCTAGCTCTAGTAACAGCTACATAAAAAACTCGATGTTCATCATCTGGTTCCGTATTAAATTTTCTCCATGTCTTATAAGAAATATCAGAGATAACTACTACATTATCACTTTCACCACCTTTTATTCCATGAATAGTTGATAATCTTATTCTTGCTTTATCTTTAAAAATATCTCCTGATCTAATTAAAGATTCAAACATTAAAATATCTTCAGGATCTAAACCAAAAATAACTTCTTGCCATTCTCCTTGAGCTATTAGTCCTACATTTTCTTTTAAATATTGAAGAGAAAATTCTATATTTTGATCAATACCTTCTAATTTTTTAAAACCCCTAGTAATTCCAGTTTTACTTTTAATGCATTGATATAATTTTTTTAATTCATCAAACGAAATAGTTTCACCTCTATTTAATTTAATCCATGATCTAATAGCAATAACAAATTTATTAGTTTTAAATTCGTGATGACTTTTTTCATAAAACCAACCCATTCTTTTACAGTATGCTTCAGCTTTAAATAATTGATAACCTGATCGTGCTAATATAAGCCATTCTCCTTCTGACATATCTACATCTTCAATAGAATAAATATCAGTTATTGATCCTTGATCCTCCTTGGAAGTCCATTTTTTACTTTGTCTTAAAGAAATTTTATGAGAAATATCACAAGCTAATTTATGAATAGTTTTTGGTAATCTATAACTTATAGGTAAGACTTTAATATTTCCTTTAATATTTAAAAATCTTTTAACATCAGCTCCTGCCCAACGATAGATAGCTTGATCATCATCACCTGCTATATATCTAAATTTACAATACTCATTTATTCTTTCTATTACTTTCCATTGTTTAGTTGTTAAATCTTGAGCTTCATCTACAAAAATAATATCTAATTATGGAATAGTTTCTTCTTTTATAAAAATATCTATCATATCTGTAAAATCTAACAGATTTTTAGATTTCTTAAAATTCATTAATGCTTTAGAAAAATATTCTTGTTCTTCCCAAGTA